GATATTTTTTGACGTTGTGTTGCTTTTTGGTTGTAAATATCGTTTGCCGCACTTTCAATTTCTGCATCCGTCACGGATGGTGAAATGTTGAATTTACCCTCGCTATCGAACACGTTGCGAATATGCTCTGCCAGAGTTTGCTCTTGGTTGTCAACCTTCCCTGTTTTGTAGTTGTTGATTGCTTGAAAAACCACGTCCTGCGGGTTCATTTCGTATTCCGTTATGTTTTCCTCCCCCTCGGTGGCAGCAGACTCTTGATCAGATTCTAGTTTTTGGTAGATACCTTCCAGTTCGCTTTCATAGTTGGCAATGCGCTTGTCAGTTCCACCCTCTTCGTACATCTTTTCCAACTCGGCAGACAAGAATTTTGCCCTGTCGGTTTCTGCTGGCATGAATTGAGTTGCCGATACTGATACCTCTGGTTCGCTTTCCATTGGTTCAAGTATAGCTTGCGTTGGATCAAACATGGATCGAACGCGCAACTTTCCATTCTCTACATCAATGTACTCGGCAGGATGCAATAGATCTTGCTGATGCAATTGTAACTCCAATGGTTCAACATTGCCTTGCGCTGCTAGTCTTGCTATCTCCGTGTCAATTTCCATTGCCTGAGCGAATTGCTCTGGACTCTGTAATTCGGCAAGAGGATTTTCTGCTGGAAGATAGTTTTTAACTGCCAACTCATAACTGAATGGCATCTTTGCCAGTGCAGTTTCATCGTACGAATTAATTCTATCCATGCGTCTGGAACGAATAACTACGTCCCTGCTATCTTGTCCCTTTCGTTTAGGCAAGGTAGTGCGGTCTGGATTCGCATCGCGGGTTTCCTTTCGATAGACATTGAATAGATCGTTGATCCTATTCTTCATTTCCATTGCTATCTCAGGGTCTGGATTAAGGCCAATATGCCCCTGCAAGCCTTGTTTGTGGTTATAAAGGTATTGACGCACAGAGTCCCAAAATTTGGTCATGTCTCCACCCCACAACCTCAAGTTGCGAGGACGCTTTGCTGCCCAAGCATTAGCCTTGTCGTGCATCCGTGACATCGACATCGTTGTCATTAAAAAGTTGCCTTGTTTATCAAATTGAAAACCAAATGGGATTTCGGTTCTCATTTGTGGTTGCAATGCACGATACTTTTTGTCTCGTATTGCAGCTTGGTATTCAATTTCTACAATACTTCCATCTTTTCGACCCAAGATTTCATTAAAGAATGCAATCTTACGTTTCAGTGATGGAGCAACAAGGTCGTTTGGCAGTGCATTAATTGCAGCAACCTGTGTTGGTGAAAGGGTTCCCCGATAGTTTCCGTTCCCTGTATCTTCCAACCTCACTCCAGACGCATCTTCAGGTGCTTCATCGATAGCCTTGCGGATTGCCTCCCCACGTTTCTTTGCTCTACGCTTAGATTCCCTTGGGGAAATAATGCGAGGGGATCCATCTGCATTCCTAGCAATGCGTGTATCAACGCTAAGAGAAGTCCCGTCAGGCATTGCCTGAAGCGGAATATCAGGCCCAAGTGAAATCACGTTGCCTAACTCATCGACCAACTGACCATTTGCAAATCGATAGTCACTAATGAACGAATCCACCTTCACGTTGGGTGGAATAACAATTTCTTGAGTCTGACCATCTGGGGTTGTCATTTTGACAACTTGTTGTTGCTCGAAAAACTCGGAATCCTTGTATCGTTGCTGCAATGCGCGATTGGTCGAAAATACTGTCAGCGGGATTTCAGCTTCATCTTTAACTGGATCAGAGTTGTAAACCAGAGATTCATTAAGGTCACGAAGACCCCTTTGATATTGGCGCATCATTGCGAGTGCCTCTGGGTTTAGTTCTCCACCAATAACAGATGAAAACTGACCTTGGTCATCAACAATGACTCCGTAATTACGGAGTGCTTCCTTGACTCGTTTTAACGCACCATTCTTTGTTCGACTTTCAATCCAGTCCACAACAGAACGTCCCACGGAGTCTAGGTTGCCCCGTAGATTGCCTTGGATTCCACCAGAAAGACCTGCCAACTCTGACAGATACTCTTCCTTCATGTAGTTCCTCAACTGGTCTTGATTGGCAAAATTAGACAAGAATGACGCTCCACCAGATGCATCCATTGCCGCAGCATATTGCAATGCAAATTTATCCAATTCAGAGTCTGGAATTACACCTTTTTTAACAACCTCAAATGTTCCATCTGGATTAATTACTTTTTGATCGAAAAGTTCTTTTCGGATCGGCGCAATCATGTCACGAACTTCTTGGAAGTTTGATAATGCGTGTTGCATTTCGTGATTGATAACTCGGCCTAAGTTAAGTCCATCTCGTCCCATTTGTGTCACCAAATCACCATTAATGACAACTGTTGCACCTGTTTGATTTTGCATCTTCAGGTGGTTTGGTTTTCCAGTCTGCTCTGAAATTGCAAACCCTCTTGCGGTAGAGGATCCAGCTACATCTTGTAGATATTGCTTGATAGTTTGATCGGCTAAACCAAGCATCTCTTTCTCTGATGGAGACAAACGAGGGTTGCCAACAAGTTGTTGAACTACACTCTCCGCATCAGTTAATGTCTTTCCATACAGATTGCGGTAGAAGTCCTCCATCTGATCTGGACGCAGAACCTTTACTTGAATGTTATTCAACCCCGCTGCCGCTCCAGTGGTCTTTGCCAAGTCCATTGCATCCGTGAAGCTCAATTGAACTTGACGCTTAATTTCCGCTTCAGTTTGCGGAGTCGATTTGTCTAATGCTTTTCGTTGTTCTGCAAAATTATCAATTTGATCTTGGATTCGACGCTCGTCATCCTTGTTTATCTGAGCAACTTTTTTTGCCTCTAGATTTTTGATCTTTAGATCAAGAGCAGATTTGATGTTGTTGACATTCGACAACTCATCGATGCTTGACATCAATGTTGGATCAGCGGTTTTAATGAATCTCTGAATGTCCGCATCTTCATCTTTACGCAATTGAGACGGATCTGGAGTAACGATGGCATCTATCTTTTCAGCAAGCCCAGTTGTTGGATCAATCAAAGCACCACCACGCTCCATTAGTCTTGCTCCACCATACCCGCCAATACCCGCTCCAACTCCAGCACTATAGCCAAGATCACGCGCAGTCTCAATATCAGGCAATCCAAGTGCCACATTCAATACAGCACCATTAACGGCAGGTTGAATAATAGCGTTAGATTGACGAACTGCCCAGTCAGCAAACCTTGCGCGTCCTTTGCCACCCATTGCCTGTGGCCCAAAAAGTTTTTTGGTTAGTTCACCAGATGTTGGTGCGCGTCCAGCTAGTTCAAACATTCCTCGTCTTCCTTGCCCAGCTTGACTTGCTACATCACCAATAGTCGTTGCAATACCCCTTGTCATCTTGGCAGGTAGTTTTGCAGGGCCAACAATTGTATTTGTTGCAGTTTTTACGAATGTATCTGGATCTCCAACCGCATATTCACCAATCTTGCGTGAAATGCCTTGAATCTTTTCAATTCCAGATTCAAATCCACCAGCAGTTTTTGCCACTCCCTTGGCAAGCGGTGCAACAACACCTTTTAAAGCTAATTCTCCAGCCTTGCGTGTAACCTTACCAGTGGCTTTTGCAAAGGTGTTGGTAATTCGGTTGGTTCCCGGTAATGAAAGCGGATTAGCCACATCAAAAAGCAATGCAACATTTTCATTAATTTCGTCTTTAGTTAATCCTTGTTCCTTTACTAACTCCTCATAAGCCTTTTTAGCAAGTTCTGCCTCTTCTGGAGTTGCTCCTTGAGCCAAAGCAGCAGCAGAAGCTAATTTTTGGAGCAATGGATTTTCAGCCAACAAACGAGCGGCATGATCGGGATTGTCTTCGTATATTTTTTGAGCAAACTGCCGCATTCCTTCACGAAGCATATATTTCTCAAATCGCTCATCGCTAGATTTTCCAAGCAATTTATCAGTAATACCGCTTCCAAACATTGAAAATCTTACTGCGGCATCAGCACCCTCTTGTATTCCTTCTGCAAAACCTACTGCTCCCGATCTCCATGTGTTTTTAGCTTCTTTTAATGTCTTCTCAGCCTCTTCTGGAGATTGAGACATGGCATCAATTGGCTTTAAAATACCTTTATACAAGAATTCACCAGCACCAGTTCCAAGTTGTTTTGCGATTTCAATCCCAGTAGGAACAAATGTTGTGATAGCCTCGGATGCTTTTTGATTGATATCTTTTTTGTCTTCAGCATCAAACAGAATTCTCTCTTGCTCACGGGTCAATTCTTGACCTGATTGCTTCATTTGTTGAAGCGTACCTGCGTCTTTAATTTTAGTAGGACTATTATCTAGTTCATCTTCAGGGGGACTCCATTGATCTGGAGTATTTTCAACTAATTCAGCTTTAGGAGGACTCCATTGATTTGGAATATTTTTGACCGATTCATCCTCAGGAGGTTTCGATTGCTGTAGAACATTACTGTCTAATTCATCTTCAGGTGGTTGCCATGCCATATTATTTTTTAGTTCCAGTAACCCCGTTAAAAATATATTTTTGTCCAGACTTTAATTTTTTCCACTCTTCTTGCGATTTAATTTCTACAAGATTTTCTTGCGATTGAATGGGTTGAAAGTTTTGTGGCGTTTCAATAGATTGAATTTGTTCTTTAATTCCTTCTTTTGCCCTTGATACAATATTTTCAATCTCGTCAATGTTTTGTTTAAACAAAAAGAAACTTAGACTTGGATCAATTGACCCAAGATTAGATTCCAACAAACTTAATTCTCTTTCACTAATCGCACCCAATGCACCTCCTGTTGGAGATGACGCTTTCATGTCTGCAAGTTTTTTGAATGCAATATTACCTTGTAACGCCTTGATTAGTTTTTCAACGTCCGAAGCATCGCTTCCGGGGATATAACTTAGCCAATTTGCTAAACCTCCAACTCCGGGAGAAATGCCCTTATAAATGCTTCTGATCTGATTAATCGTGCGAAGCATCGTATCAATTTCACCAAGAGGTTCTTTTAATGCTTTGACCTGCTGTTTAATTTCACCCTTGGGGATCAAATCGTAAGTTACATCACCAACTTGTTTTTTAGCACTTTTAACTGCTAAATTAGATGGGATTTGTTCTTGTGTTTGTTTTTTAACTGGAGGTTCAACCACATAATAAGTTTGACCATCAATAATCTGCTGCTTAACGGGCTTTACTTCATAATTTGGAAGTTGCTTTGCAAGCATTTGATTTGCCATTTCAGCGTCTTCCCAACTTTCATATGGAGCAATCAAATCGTTAGGTTCATATAATGGAGCAGCAGGACGAACCTCTGGAGTTGGTGTAACAGGGATTGCAGTACGAACTTCAGGTTCAGGCACAGGTGCTGGAGGAACCATAACTCCTCCAGTTGCGGCTTGAATATTTCTAAGGGGAGGATTTGTAACCACTGCAATTTGCTCTTGTGAGATAACTGGTTCAAATGGAGCAGTTGCAATTGCTGATGGTTGTTGAAATGAAATATCAGATAAAGCCCCTCCTCTTTTAAACCTACTCAAATCTGGCATTGGAAACTCTTCATCAACGGATGACAGTGGTGCTAATATCTGAGTTGGATCATCAACTGATGTTGGGCCTTGAGGCAAATCAGAATTATCAGAATTACCAACTGGAGTTATTGGATCTTTGAAAAACCCTTTTCTTTTTAGGTTAACAGGAACCTTATCTCCACCACGCTCCGTTGTTAGAGATTTAATGTTTGCAAGTCTTGCTTCATTATAATCTTTTTCAAACTTTAGTTCTTCTGCGGTCTTTTCTGCTCTGATTCTAGCAAGCGTCTTGTCTCTATCAAATTTAAGTGCTTCCTTATCTGCTTCTTTAGCCTCATCATCCTTCGCTTTAATAGCAGCAAAAACAGGTTCAGCTAACGCTTGGAACCCTTTTGCAGCACCCATGCTGACTAACTCCTGCTGCGCGGACGGAACCTCGTATTTCGGCATTGGAGTAAACTGAACGCTTACTCCAACGTCGAGAGGTTTCAACGCAGAAAGAGGACTCGCCCCAAGACTTGCGGTCTGTGGAGTGTACGAATAGCCACCAGTGGGTAGTGCCATAAGGTTAAGCCCCGCCGAATGTTAGTCCAGATGCTGAAGGAACTGCGAATTGATTGACCCGCTGGTTGCTACCACCTGCACCTTGGTTTGCCGCAGTTGTCATTGCAGGATTGACCATCGTTGGGTTCAGCATATTTGCTCCAGTAGATGGAAGGGTTCCAGATGCCGCGCCAAGGTTTGCCATTGCGCCTTGACGTGCTGCATTGACATCGTAGCCAGTTCCCGTTGCTGCCGCTCCTGCACCTTGTGCCGCAAGCAAGCTACGTTGACGTGCAGCGGCATCCTCTGCTGCCTTTAGTGCATTCATACCACTAATAGACTGCTGGGCGCGTTGTGACCCCTCACGCGCAAGCATGGAGGCTTGCTGATTTTGCGCTTCAATCATTGCGTTACGTTGAGAAAGATCCGTTTCGCGGCGCGCGCGAGAAGACTCCTCTCGATTTTGACGCATTTGCTCAAGCAACACTGGCGTGTTGTCTGGTGGTGGTGGTGGTGTAGGCATTGATCCTCCTCCCATAATATTACTCCTTAATTTTAATGTTAATTGTTAGGTTGGTTGTTAGTGAAATACATTTAATATTTCAAATTGTCAATTTCTTTCTCGCCTCTTTGCACAAATCAGATCCGGGCTGGAATTGTCTGCAAGAATTCGGCCTGTCTGCATATACCATGCAACACACCTTCTCCCCAACTTTTCCATCCAAAGCAATGCATCTGGAATCGGTGGTTTTCATTAGCGGGTAGTCTTCCCTTTGCATTTCTTTCGGGATACCAGTCGCATCAGATCGATCTCTTCGCAGCACAGGCCAAGACCATTTGAAGCAACAACAAGCACCGCACTTTTTGCAGTCGTATTCATTATCCATTAAGCACGGGTAGCACGGGGAACCCATCCCATTCCAGCATTAAATGATCCAGTTGTTCCGGGTGCGGTATGCTTTAGCATTTCTGATTGTGATCCAAATCCACCAACCCCACCAGCAGCACTGCCATAAGCACCAGCAGCAGATGTAACAAGAGACTGCATTGCATTAGCCCAACCCTGAGAAACTTTTTCCTCTCCAGTTTCTGGTACTGAATATGCCCCCATCGATGAAAATCCAAGACTTCCGCTTCCATCACCACTTCCACGTTGCATGGCAGACCACGCTGAAGCGGAATCAGACTGCGATTTTGCTGCGCGATCATACGGGGATGCTGCCGCTTGACCAACTTTTCCAAATGCGTCTTTTATAGCATCACCCATTTGGTTCTGTTGTTGCTTTTGGGGATTGTAATCTGGACGGGGTTGCGCTCCAGTTCCTAACTTGCCAGAAAATAGATTTTGCACTGTGTCACCAGATCGACCAATTGCATTTGATGCACTACCAAGAAGTCCACCGAATTGGCTATTAGCCACTGGTGTTGATGCTCCTGTTGCGTTTGCTGATTGTGATCCACCCATAATTTTATTCTTCTTTGTTGTTCCAAGTTACTGGTTTAAATCCTAAGTCTGGTATTACGATGTCTTCGTAAGGTGCTAGATGTGAAATGTTAGTAATCTTTGCTTTTAGCTTTGGGCAATTGACGTGTGGGCCTTGATGCCGATCAACGCAGTTCAAACAGACAGGATAGAAGTCAGCATTGAGTGACTTGTCTGGATTATTCATCCATCCATGCTTTCCCTTTACATATCGTGTTGGGTCTGGCTGGACATTGTTAGTCTCAAGGTATTCAAATACATCCTCATCAGTCCAATCTTTTAGCAAGTAAAGCGAGACAGGATTTCCATCGACGTGACGAATATCTTGTGACAACGAAAGTTGCCCCTTCATTAGATCAGTGTCTCCACCTTTAGTTCCAATCCAAACTGCATTCCACGGAAAATTAAATGTACCAGTTGGACGCATTAGGAAATCATCCACACCACACATGAAAGATTCGTTTGCTTTTGGACGCTCAGTTCCCAAAGACAAAACAATGGAATTTTTACCCCACTGGAAATAGTGAAGCAAATCAAAGCGAACATCTCCCGTATGAACATCAGGCCCATCTGCAAGCGTGTGTTTGAATGCGGGATATTCATACATCGTCAATTGCCAATCCTTGATTAGTTTGTCTGAATATGCATATCTTTCGCGGAATTTAGGCTGCCTAAATTGAACCACAGGGACATCAATTCCACACTTAAATTTTAGAAAGTGCAGAAGGACAGTTGAATCCTTGCCTCCAGACCAAAATATGACCGCATTGGGCCACTGTTTGTTCCAACGAACTGCTTTATCGATTGTTTTATGTATTAGGTTTTTCATTAAACTATAATTGCCGCACCAAGGATTGCTCCACCAGCAGCACCACCAGCAGTAAGCCATGATCCAGTTGCTGCATTTTTGCTTTGAGCATTTTGAGCCATTACTTGGTTCATCATATTGTTATAATTTTGAGTGTCAGCAACATTGGCAGTGTGTGCAGATTGGATATTACCCATCGAACGATTAATTGCGTCTTGTGCTGTTTGACCAAGACCCTGCGCTCCAGATAGGACACCGCGTTGCCATTCTTGAAGACTCTGTTGGTTTTGTCCTTTTGCTGCTTGTTGTCCAGCAACCAATGAGCCGGGGTCAATGCCTCCCTGCATTTGAGTTGCGTCTAGATACTTTTGACGCAGTGCCATATCCTCTAGCGCAATCTGTCGGCCTTGTGCCGTGGATTGATCAAACATGGCAGACCTGCCAATTGTGGATCCCATGTCGAGTCCAGTCCCCATCATTTGAGCGAGTCCTTTTGTTTTTGCCCACTGACCTAGCTTTTGTTGCCAACTCTCAGGAGAGGTTAGATTCTGTACAGTCTCACTCATGCCAGAACGCATCTTGGCTAGGGTGGGATCTACGTTTTCTTCAAATTGTCTAGCGCGATTTGCGTTTTCAATTCCTAGTTCAAATGCCTGTTGAGATACCTCGCTTGGGTTGAACTCTTGGTAAATTGGCTTTAGCTGGGTAGCCATCTCAAATAGTCTGCCTTGAGAAGCAAGACCACCATACATCCCTTTGTTAGCTTCCGATGCCATCATCATGTTAAGATCAGGACGAGGACGTTGAATTTGAGGAGTATATGTTTTTCCACCCATAAGTTTAATTAAGCTAAAGAATAAACTTCTCTTTTAAGAGGAGTCAACCCTAATTTTTCTATTATTTCGTTTGTAAAATTGGTTCGTTCATTGGCTAACGGAACTCCGATGAACCCCGGTGAGTTTGAAATCTGGCAGTGTGCCTTCCAATCACTCATGGTTTGGATAACATCTTTTGGTCTAGTGTATTTAGGATGATATGCGGGATAGATTGTTGGGATAAAAACATGATCTGAGTATCCAAATAGCACACCATCACGATAATGTGCATAAACATTAATATTAGGATGCTCAATAATTTTATGGTCAAAATCTTCAGCAAAATCAACAAGTTCCAAGAATTCATTGGTTCCTTTTTGAGCAAGTTTATATTCAATTTGTGGCCTCATATGTATTAATTAAATCCAACCAGAACATCGTCTGGGTTGGCTATGGTTTGTGTATAGTTAGCAAACCTGTCAGCTTGTGCTTTCAGGATATTGTTGCGAGTAGAGTTACTGCCACACACTGCACATGGCAAGCAATTATTTTGACCAGTCGTGAATGGGATTGATGAGTAAATTGGAACTACGGGATCGTCACCAAATGGGGATATGTACTTGTTTGGAAAGTTAGTGACCTCTTTGGTTGCTGTGATAATCGATGGCATATTAGCAGGGATTCTGTGCTTTAAATTGCTGTGCAGCGGCAGTTGCTGATTGAAGTGCAAGCACTCCAGCTTCCTCCTGCGCGTGTTCAAAACTAATGTAAGACAAGAACGTAGCAGATGCCGTAGCAGAAATTGATTTCGATGGGTTTACATCACAAGTCAATGTTGCGGTCTTGAATACTTTTGCGCTATATGAGTTGTCATTTGGCGATTGTTGCTCGTATGGATTAGGCAACAGGTCGATTAACAATGTTTCACCAGTCTGTGCCACAACGCAGGATTGCGTCTCGTCTCCCTGCGGAACACCTGTGGATTTCTCCTGCCAAGGATCCATAAAGAGTCGCACAATCTCTACTCCAAATTCACCGCACCACTCGATTAACAAAGAAAACGCTTTGTCTACATCGTCGGTGAGATACGATTCGCAGGTTGAAACAAGTGAATTCCGTTGCGCCGATTCAGTGGTCAACCTTCGATACTGCGAGTTAAGGAAACCTAGATTCTGAATCTCTGACTCATACGGAGTGTTCTGCCATTGGTAGTCATCCGTGACCGCAAGAATGCGCTTTTGAAGGATTGGGTTATATGCTCCCTTGCTGCCCCTGTAGGACACTTTTAGATCAACTGTGCCACCAATCTGCGTTGATTCGATTTCGGCATACACAAACTTCTTGAGATCCATTTCGTCACCAAGCAATGGAGTTTCAAACTGCGAGTAAATCCGATTGTAAAGTGTGGTCGTAGTTTTGTCTGGATTGATCTGCAAGTATGAATCGATTCGTTCTGGTTGGAATGACTCCCAAAGGTGATTAAAAGATCCATCGTTCGTTGCAGCGTAATCGACGCTAAAGTGGAAGCACCGAGATTGCCCGTCAATGACACCTGTAGTCCATTCTACTGGACGTGTTCCTGTCCATACCCCTGCCCATGCAGGGAATCTGTTTTCTCCACTGCTCCATTCTGAGGCAGTGGCATAATCCAACACCATTGTGTCTGAATTTAATGTTTGAAGGTATGGAATAGAGTAAAGTAAATAGTTCTCAAAACCAATAGCGCAAATTTTTGTCGGGTCTGCTGCCATGAGTCGTTTTGCCCTAGCCATTTCAACGTCTTTAAATAAAACTTGAGATGATAGATATGCCGTTGCTGCAATATCGCCAGTCATCAGACCCCCTTGAGCGTACCACCACATCTGACCCGCTTGGAAAGCAATTGATTTTCCAGCCACACACCCAACAGTTGGGTAAAGGGTGGATTGGAAGTTTTCGGTTGTGACCCATTGTTCTCGATCAAGAACTCCAGACTTCAACTGAAAGGTAGAGCGATCAGTAAATACAATAAGACGTGTTGATGTATCTTGACCAACATAACTTGCCATTCCAGTGACAGGGCGAGAAAAACTAAAATCTCCACGGGATGTTCCTGTGGTACGTTCTTTGAAAGAGGTTGGATCACCTAGATCGGAGGCTAGTACGATGTTCTTATCAGCGATCCACATTCTGTTGCCAGAGTATGCCATCCAGTATCCAACGGGAATTGTGGAGAGTTGCGTTCCAACCTTGTCTGCACCATCCCAAAATGATGGATATGAAATGCCATCTTGTATCATCACAATTCGATGGGCAGGAGTAGCAAACTCGTCCGTTCCAGTCGATAGGTTTGCGGAGCGTGTAGCAAGCGCAAACACGAATTGATCCACGTCTGGTGACATCAAGATGTTTTTAAGTCGATAATCCTCCCAGTTGCTTGGCTGAACCAGCGGGAATGGCGAGTAGTAGACGTTGCCATTCACGGCAAAAACCATGTAGGACAACTCGCTTGCAACGACACCACTTCCATCCACGTCGAAGATTTTAGCTGGAGTGGTCGATACTATTCCGTCACGCTCGATTGTAAGTGCCGATTCCTTTTGTTTGTTGGAAGAAAAAAGAACGCCACCTTGGAAATTACCAGCGGGAAGGGAAAGTTGCATTTTATGCCCCGGCCTCGTTTGAACGATGCCACCACGGACATTAACATTTACACCCCACTTGCATTGGTTTTCTGGCAATGACCACGGGTTGCGAACGGAATTAACCCCTTGCACCCACCCAGTTGAGACTTTTTTTAGTCTTCCTGCTGTAATGTTTTCACTTTTCATTACTAGAACATAACTGGATCAGTTCCATCGCCATACGTCAAATCATTCACCTGTGGTGGAACGAATGCGTGACCATCTTGGTGTTCTTGCTGGTTTTTCAAGTATGCCAAGGCAAACCCCCAGTAACGCAGTGCTTGTTCTGCGAAATCCTTATCTTCCAAATCGCAAGCGTGAACAGCAGTTATAATTGCGCGTGTATGCTCAATTGGGATGAAGTCGTATTTACTAGTGATAACTGGAGGTTTTAGCCTGTAGGCAATTCTTACCCACGCGCATGGTTTGCCAATGCGGATCCTGCGGTACTGCGGGTTGACCTCTGTAGGGTGATATTGACCAATTAGGGTCAAATCGTTGCTGCGTCCGTAGTCCATAGCGTACAAGGATACAAATCCGTCTGTGATTGGCTTTTGAATGTTTGCAACACTTTTCACCAAGATTGGATCTTGAATTGCATCTACGAAGAATCTGCTGTCCGTGGACAACCCGCTTGTCAAAAATGAAACCCTGCCAGTTGTGCTAGTTAGGTTTTGAGATTGTGACTTGGTAGTATACAATTCAAACTCATCGTTGTCGATGCGACGAATGAAGTATGTTGTTCCTGAAACCAATCCATTTGGAAGTACATCTCCAGAATTGGCTCGTACAGTCACGGATTGACCCGTGGTGTAAAGCGAAGCGTCAGCAACAATGCTTGTGGATGGTGATGCCGTAAAGGTGCGTTGGATATCGAGCGACAACTGACCAGTGCCGGGGGTCGTAATTGGAACTAGCACACCTCCAGAATATACGTTAACGCTATCCCCAATCACCCTAACTTGGTAGTCCGTTCCAGCAACCAATGGAGATGGTAAAACCCCGCTTGTAGAAAATTTAACAGTTTCATTTTCTTGCAAGAATTGCACAGACGAGGGTTGAATTAGGTTGTTGTATGGAAGTGGAGATACAGAAAATCTCTTTGCAAAGTAAGACTGCCCAGTTCCAAATGACACAACACTAATCAAACCAGTCGTTCCACCCGCAATTGCATTTGCCGAGGACGTATATGCTCTAGCAACTGACGTAGACGATACATTTAAGTATGCAGGAGTTGCGCCATTGTCAATTGCTGGGCTAGTTGTAGGCAATAAATAATCGGTTCCCCAATAAATCGTTTCTGGAGTTGTTAGGTTTGTAAAATCACCTAGCCACTTATTAGTGAATGATACTCCAAACACGCGAGAGAGAACAACATAGAATGTTCCAGTTGGAGAAGATGTAATGTTAATCTTGCTAAAATCAGCGTTCTTAACAGTAAAAACTCCAGTCGATGGATTTAATGGTGTTTCTGCGCGATACGATGTTCCAGAAAGTAATGGGGATGGAAGTGTGCCAGTCGAAGAGAATTGTACGAATACACCAGTGGATGGTGTGATTGATACTGTCGGTGGAGTTGTGTATCCAGTTCCACTAGTAACAACATTCAATGAAGTCACAACACCACCAGCAATGTTTGCTGTTGCGGTCGCTCCAGATCCACCACCACCAGTTATTTCAATCTGCGGAGCATTTAAATATCCAGAACCTCCAGAAATTTGAGTGAATCCAACAACAAATGATGTCTGAATGGTCGCATTAGCAACCGCTTGAGTTCCTGTTTTTAGTTTAACCTTTAATGTTCCAGTTGCAGGAGATGAAAATGCTTGAATAGAACCAGTTGCAGGTGTGGAAAGCGCAGATGAAACTGTGTATGTGAATGTTGTTCCAGATGCTGTTAATAGCGTTTTATTTCCATTGTATCCATCTGGGTCAGCACCACTGATTGCAATAACCTGACCAGCAGCAAACCCATGTGCAGCAGATGTTGTTGCAGTTGCGGTGGTTGATGTGCGGGTTAAAGCAGTAACTGAAAATGTTTGTCCAATTTCTGTAACCAATTGAATGGTAAATGAAGTTGAACTTAATACTGTTACAACGAAATCACCATTGTAAGCGGATTGATCTGCTCCAGATATTGTAACTGTATCACCAGTTCTATAGCTATGATTGCCAGATGTATTAACAGTAACTGTAATACCATTTGTAACCATTGATGTAATGTTAATTAATGGAGATACAGGGGGAGCGGAAATTGTTACAGAAGGTGCGGTTGTGTAGCCAAATCCGGGGTCATCAATCACAATCGATGACAACTGGTAGGTGATAGAATTGCGAATAGCATATCCAGTCGCAGTTCTAACGGAAATTGTGCTTCCAGATGGTGGTGCTGGAGGAGCGGAAAATGTCACTGTCGGATCGGCAGTGTACCCAGATCCTTGATCGGACAAGTTAACGGAGGTAACACTTCCAACAACGATTGGAGTGAAGTTTGCTCCCGCTCCAGATGGAGACGCAATAGAAAGACCCGGCGCGGTGATCTGACTAGCCTCTCCTGCCACAGCAGATGCTGGAATTAACTTAATGAGTGAAATTGTACCAACTCCAGCGGAAGTAATCTTAATTGGGTTTACAAAGTTAGTGGGAGAAGATGCAAGTGCGTCCGCTTGTGTCGTATGGATCGAAACCGCTTTTGTATCTACGATATTTACAAAGTAGTTTTGATTCGACAACAGAGGTTGTGGAAGCGTTCCACCAGATGTGAAAACTTGGACTTGATCACCTTGGGTAAGCAAGTGATCTATACTAAATGTCAACTTTGTCTCTGGCACGATTTCCTTTCGGATATCGACGTTGATTGGGTTTGTGGATCCAGTCGTGTGAACCTCGTTAACATTTGCTTGAGCGTCAGAAATAGAACTAAAAATCTGAAGGTGCGTTGCGTCTAGCAGATTTCCAAAATATGTAACCCCAGAACGAATTCCAATTGGCAATGTCTGACCAGATGGGAATGTAAGCGGATTTGCTGTTGTTATTTCGATAGTAGGAGCAGACGCGAATTGAAGAGCAGTCACGACAAATGAAGTCCTAGAGTCTAGGAATTTCAATGGCCCTGCTCCTACTATACTTTGGAGGGAAAGTGGATAATTACCTGCTTGTGCGTTGAGGGAATCGTTGAAAATTTGAATGGTTAGCGCATCCAGAACACCAATGTAATAGACCTGACCATTGGAAAGTGGAACTGGGATAGTGCCAGAAATCGCCGTAATTGCCATTCCTTGCCCAGAATCAAGCGTGTGAGGGGTTGCGGACACAAACTTGCCAATCGGGGTTACAGCAACCTCACGGGTGCGGATAGTGGCATCGTCTGGAGCAATTGTTCCGTAAGCAAAGTCACTCTGCGAATGGATTGGGATGAGAAGACCATCAACGCCAGTTCCGTCTTTTAATTGGCTACGCAAATCTCGATTATTAGAATCAGTTCCAGTAAGACGAATGATCTTACCAACGTCATTCTCACTCTCAGCAATGGCAACCAACTGCGAGGGTTGGATGATTTGCATCAATGTCGCAACATAGCCTCGGTCATCCCATGCCCACTCAACACTGTTGAATTTACCACCTTTATTGACATGATATTGGAATAGACGATTGCGGAAGTAGACTGGGGAACCATCTACGTTTACCGCAAGGGGAACGTCTATTCCACGGGGAAGAGCAATAGTGCAACCATCCCAACCTGTGCAAACATCAACGTCCGCAGTGGATTGCATCCAGTGTCCAGACTCCATAAGCGTCTGGACAGCTTGCGTGATTTTGCGGTAAACTCTTTTCTCGTCAGTAGTTCCTAAAATCTCCGCACATTCCTCAAAGATTTGTTCGACAAACATGACGATAAATTAGCGCATGGAACCCTCGGATGCAATAGAATTCAGAAAATCTTCTTCACTTGCCATTGCTGCATTTTCAGCAGCAGGAACATTACCTGCAAGCGATTCAGTCATGGCTTTTTGACCCTCAACATCAGCGGCAAGAGCATCAATCACTCCTGCAAGTTGCATGGCAATGCTGTGCAGTTCGTCAAATTTAGACTTGGCTACAGAAATAGTGACAGCACCCTCTTCTGCCATTGGAGAAGGGATTCCGCTCATGTCTTCAGGGAGATCCATTCCCATTTCGGGTTCGGGCATTACTGCCTCAGTTGTTGGTTTTGCCATATAAATTAATCCTCGTCTTCTTCACCACCGATTTCAATCTCGATTTTAGTTGTTGGTTTTGCAGATTCAGCCTCTTCTAGTCCAGAGTCGATTGCTTCTTCATCGTCCATCTCATCTTCCATTTCCATTTCGGAGGATCCATTGGATTTAATGCCACAGATACACAACTCAACACAATGACGCTTTTCGGTCTTGCCATCGCGCATTGTAGTCTCATCCTTCTCCATAGTCTTTCGGAAGTAGATGGTAGCTGCACCCTCTTTAGGAAGGTTTTTAAGCCCCTCTGCGTTCTCGAAATATAGGGATGGGTAGTGGTAGTCGCTTTTAGGCATTGCCATTTCTGGCATTGACATTGGCTTTACTTCCTCCCCAAGATCCGTAAATCCAGAGGGGAGATCGTATTTTTCCTTTGCGTATGGCATATTATTTAGCTTCCAATTCAGCTACCTTAGCGGAAAGCTCTTGAATTGCTTTGAGCATTGGAGCAATCAGTTCTTCGTAACCGATAGAAAGAACATCGTCTCCACCTTTTACAGAGTGATCTTGGAATCCACCGAAATCAATTCCTTTAGCGTCAAGAACCGCTTTTACTTCTTGAGCAATCAAGCCATGATGGAAGCGGCTACGTTTCTTGGAACCATCGTGAGTGATGTTGGCAAGTTTTACGTCTTCAAGCCACTTGTCTTTTGCTACCTTATATGCAGCCTTTTCCGATTCTGTAGCATCTTGCTCTGGGGCTTTAGGTGCTTTAGCGCGATAATCTTCACGCATATCCCATTTGAAATCTACTGGACGAAGTGCGTTTACAAACTCAAGCCCAAGGGTTGTGTCACGAATATCAGCTTTATCTCTGATGTCGGAACGATTTTGGACTGCACCATATGCATAAGTTGTCGTTGCGGAATTTCCAAGTTGAACTTGATTGGAGCCAGTAACATCTGTATTATAGCCTAATCCAGTTGTATTAGTGTAATTACTGATATTTAATGAACTATATCCAATTGCTGTATTATTGCTTCCAGTTGTGGTTACCCCTAATGCATTATAACCAACTGCTGTATTGAAATCTCCAGTTGTGTTGAATTGAAGCGAAGTCACTCCAACCGCTGTGTTTGCGGTTGCAACAGTGTTATCAAAAAGCGCACCATAACCAATTGCTGTGTTGTTGATTCCAGTTGTGTTATCAAAAAGCGCACCATAACCAATTGCTGTGTTGTTGATTCCAGTTGTGTTATCAAAAAGTGCATTTACACCAGTTGCTGTATTGAAATCTCCAGTTGTGTTTGATTGAAGTGCGTTTGCTCCGACTGCGGTATTTGATGCACCAGTTGTATTTGCTTGCAGTGCGCTTGTTCCGCTTGCCGTGTTGTAGTTTCCAGTTGTGTTTGATTGAAGTGCGTTTACACCAACTGCAATGTTTTGAATACCAGTTGTATTTGCTTGCAGTGCGCTTGCTCCGACTGCGGTATTTGATGCACCAGTTGTGTTGACATTGAGTGAGCTTGCTCCGACTGCGGTATTTGCAGTTCCAGTTGTGTTGGCTGCGAGTGCTGATGCACCTGATGCTGTGTTTGATGCGATATTTCCACCACCTTTACCAACAGTAAGTCCGTTGATAAGCGTGTCGTTTGAAATGGTCTTAACTCCAGTGATCGTTTGTGCCGTATCTGTTGTTACCATGTTGGCAGCAGGAATATTAGGAGCAGAAATCGCGCTAGTGAATGTCTTAACGCCAGTGATCGTCTGTGCGGTATCCGTTGTTACCATGTTGGCAGCAGGAATGTTAGGTGCAGAAATAGCGTTAGTGAACGTCTTAACGCCAGTGATCGTCTGTGCCGTATCCGTTGTGCAGATATCTACTGCAATTACTGCTTGTGTTGCTTTTGTGAGTGCCATAATTTTATTTTAGTTTTGTTGTTAATTAATGTCAATTAAGAATGTCAGGCCAAGTGGCTTTAATTCCTGCTAGGTCATCTGGAAGTGGAGTCAACGTAACGTCACGCAACGCTTGCTTCGCAGCAACGATTTCAGCTTTCTTTGCTTCGTCGTTACCCTCAACTGCCTTCATAAAGTCGATGTCGAGTTTTTGCAACTTTGGTGAACGAGCAGAACGGAACTTATCAAGATGAATAGCCTTCGCCTTCTCAATGTTTACCTTTGCGCCAGTTTCAGCGTCAAACTCGTATGCATTGAAGTAGTCGTTATCAATGTCAACTGACTCAACGATCTTGTATTCTACTCCTTCTGGAACGTCTTTGATTGCGTTATTAACGTCACCGCATGGGATGACTACTGCTACTTGTCCGTTTGGTTGTGGGTAAGTGATAAGCATAAAATTAGTTTCCAAAGATTTGAGCGCAAGTCCAAAAGCTATCCGCTAATATACCACCATCGTTAATAACATAAATACTTACAGCATTTATAGTTGGAGGTATTGCGTTGTTAATTCCTACCATTGCTCCACCTAACAAAGCCCCTCCATTACTTATTTCTGCTGATCCTGTTACAACATAATTTGCATTAGCCATTGGAGTTGTGAATGTAATTGTAAAATACCCCTGTGCAGTTTTTGTAACGCTAGAAACATTGTATGACGATCTTGGTGGTATAGTGCCAGTAAGTTTCCCATTAAAATTCACCCATGCTTTGGCTACGTTAGCTCCACTAATTGATGTCGCAGGGATTGTGATATTTCCAGTTCCATCAAATGAAACTCCGTTAATCGTCCGTGCTGTGGTTAGTTTAAGTGCTGATGGAACTCCATCCGCACTCGTCAGCGTAGTTGTGTCGGTAAAAGTTACTCCTGCGGATGTGATTGTTGTTGGCATATTATGAGAAGATTTGAACGCAAATTACGTTGCTGTCTGAACCATTGTTTGATGGGCCATTAGTGCAATACACTTGCAATGTTCCTGTTGCAAATGTCCGTGTCTGTAAAATTCTACTATCAGCACTACTGCCTAATGTTCCACTCATTCTTGCTGTTCCAACTGCACTATAATTAGCATCAGCCATTGCTGTAGTAAATGTAATCGTATAATCACCAGCGGCATTTTTTAAAACAGAAGATACGTTTCCGTTTGCTCTGATAGTTTGATTAACCCCAATACTGCCAGTTCCATCAAAATTCACCCATGCTCGGCAAGCGTAAGATGGAGCAGAACCAGTCGTAGTTGATAGCTTGGTAGCAGTATCAGAATTTCCAGTCACGTTGCCAGTCACATTCCCAACCAAGTTTCCTGTGATGCCACTCGTCGTAAATGTCGCAGATGTCGTTCCGTTGACTTTAACGTATCCCTGCGCTAAAGACGCATCGTTTTGTAGTGTTAATGATGTTGCCATATTATTTTAGTATTTAATGCAAGGCAATAAAGCCATATTTTTAGGACGAGTTTCAGTATCTCCTATAGAACTAGTTTCTGCTGTCGGGGCATTTCCGTTTCCAATAGTAATATAAAATCCACTAGTGCTTGTTGGCCCAGTTCCACTTGTTTGCCCATACGTTCCATTATTCCCTTGGTATGTCGTATGCTTGTGTGATTTATAAGCATCTGCAATTTTTGATCCAAGTGTTCCAGCAGCAGTTCCATCTGAATTTGTTCCACTTCCTCTAACAAAATATCCTCTTAAATCTGGCAAAGCTCCAGCAGCACCATACGTTGTATTAAGAATAGTGTATAGTGCAGAAAAATCAGCAGTTACGCCTTGAATAGTTCCGCTACCATTTGGAACTACGTCACCATTACAAATCAAAAATCCAGTTGGTGCAGTTGAAGATGCAAAGTGATATACACTTCCAGTTGGCACTGATCCATTCCCAGTGTAGTTTGGACTTACGATTCCTGTTGTTCCGTTAATTGTTACTGGCATAATTTTATCTCCTTTATACTACTGTCCATACTGATCCTGCGGGTACTGTCACAATCACTCCTGCGTTGACTGTAATCGGCCCTGCGGTCATTGCGTTTTTTGTTAATGGGACAGAATAACTTGATGTCACGAATTGGTCGTTCAAGAAGAACACGGCATCCGTTCCTGCCCCAGTTGCTCCTGTGCTAGAACCAGTTGCTCCAGTCAAACCTGTCGCTCCATCCAAACCCGTGGCTCCTTGAGTACCAATGCCCGTAGCACCTGTGGCCCCAGTTGGGCCTCCAGATGGGCCAGTTGCACCCTGAATGCCATTTAGTGACACAATAACAATGACAACTCCGCTTGCTGGTGCTGTCGATAGCGTGATTGTGTATGGGCTTCCAGCAGTGATTGTATAGTTGTTTGGATCTTGCGAGATGCCATCAAATGCAACAAAGAACGCAGTTGAAAGGGTGGAAATCGCACCAGTTATATTGTAAATAAGGGTGGTTCCATCAGAGGTATATGCCCAACGATCTCCACCAGCGGGGGAAATGGGGCCAGTAGCACCAGTCGCTCCTTCTCCAGTGGCCCCAGTCGCTCCGTCTAAACCGATTGGCCCAGTGGCCCCAGTGCTACCGATACCCGTAGCACCAGCAGGGCCGGGTGCGCCTAAAAGCGAAACGCTCCAGCTTGAAAATGTTCCAGAACCAATAATGGAGGTAATATTAGCAACCAATGCTCCAGTCAATGGGTTATAACTAACGATGCTGCCAGTCATCTGGTCAGTCGCGCTATTTGCAATAATGACAGATTGACCAATGCTTAAAGCAAGCCCAGTATCAACAGTTAGACTTTGCGTTCCTGTTGCAATTGTTAGTGAAGTGGTTGAACTGGTTGTATATTTGTCTCCAGACAAACCCGTGGCCCCAGTACTGCCATCTAAGCCCGTGGCCCCAGTGCTACCCTCTAGGCCCGTGGCCCCAGTACTTCCCTCCACACCTGTGGCCCCAGTACTTCCGATACCCGTGGCCCCAGTGCTACCCTCTAGGCCCGTGGCCCCAGTGCTACCGATACCCGTGGCCCCTGTCTCTCCAGTGGCCCCAGTAGCCCCGCCCGGTGTTCCTTGTGGCCCAGTGCTGCCAGTCGCACCTAATCCACCATCACCAGTAATTCCAATCATCCAATCAGCAAAGTTTCCGCTGCCTTGGACTTTGTCTACTTGCAACTTGACCCAAGAATCGTTTACTTCAATAACAATTCCCTCAACCCAATCCCACGGATATGCTGAATTAGCAACTGCACGAAGTCGAGATCCGTATGTCCACCCAATAGGAGCGGTTGGGCTAAAGTAAAATTGCTTGTATCCAAGCGTGATATCATGTGCTGTAAAACTTTGACGAACAATAACTGGGGAAATACCAGACGCGCCAGTGCTTCCGTCATCACCAGTGCTTCCCTTCAAGCCAGTGCTTCCCTGCAAACCCGTGGCCCCAGTCAAACCTGTTGCACCAAAACCAGTTGCGCCCTGCAATCCCGTGGCTCCGTCAAGGCCCGTGGCTCCTGTTAAACCAGTAGCACCCAATCCAGTGCTTCCCTGCAAACCCGTTGCCCCAGTACCCCCCACATCTCCAGTGGATCCCTGCAAACCCGTGGCCCCAGTGCTGCCCACAACGCCACTAGCACCAGTGGCTCCAGCTTTGCTAGAAAGCTCAATGACAGTTAATTCTGATCCAGATGGAACGGGTGTTGAAAATGTTAATACTCTCGGAAGACTTGTGGAAATCGTGTAGTTAATTGGATCTTGTACTACACCATCAATATATGCCAAGTAAGCATTACGATCAGGTTGCCATGCTCCAGTTAATGTAAAATTAGTTTGACCTGCTCCTGTAAATCCCCAACGCAAAAACGATCCATAACCATCGAGGCTATTTGCAAAGACACGAAGCAAGTAACAAAGCAAACCTTCACCTTCTTCGCGGGGAATTTGATCTACTTCAGCAGTGTTATTTGGGTCACAGGGGATATCCCAAACAACACGTCCATTAATTATAGTCTTATCGATTGTGCCATAAAGTGCATAGACAAGATTGCCAATCAATGAAGGCACAGATTCTGGGGACACTGACGGGTAAGGAACGTCTGGGCAACAAGTGGATGAAGAGTTAGAGCAAGACATGAGGTATTATCCTTTAAAATAAATTGTGAATATTGTTAATGCAAGCATTATTTTTGTAATAATTATACTATTGTCCAAACTGATCCGCTTGGAATTGTTACAGCAACTCCAACATCAATTGTGACTGGGCCAAATGTACCTGCATTTTGAAGTGTTGGTATTGTGTAAGATGTGTTTACTGTCTGACCATTTAAAAAGAAAATAGCGTCTGTTCCTGCGCCAGTTGCTCCCCCAGCAGAACCTTATTGAATAATCATTTGGGTCTTGAAAGACACCATCAAATGCAACTAGGAACGCAGTTGACATTGTTGATATTGCTCCACTTATATTGTAGATAAGGGTGCTTCCGTCTGATGTATATGCCCACCTATCTCCACCAGCAGGGGAAACTGGGCCTGTGGCCCCAGTGCTTCCTTGCGTTCCAGCAACGCCAGTGGCCCCAGTGGCCCCAGTGGCCCCATCCATCCCATTGATTCCGCTGGCTCCAGTGGCTCCAACTGGCCCATTTGCTGGGCCTGTGGCTCCAGTGGCCCCAACATTAGGCCAATTGCAATCCATTGAATTTAATGGAGCGCAACCGCAATTTGTAGAACTTTGAGGACTTGGAATCCAGTTAAATTGAGCCATAGGAAAGAATTTAAACAATTACATTAAGACAATTATATTGTCAACG